TTTAATGATTCTTTTCTTTGCTTATCCATTTCAACAGAAATTATAAAATTACCTGCTTCCATAACTAAATCTTGTTGTTCAGTAGCTAAATGCATTAAGCCTGCAAAAAGAATATACATTTTAGTTCCTATAACGGAGGATATATCTTTAGGTAATTTATCTGCTCCTATTATTTCAAAACCATTCTCTCCTTGGGGTTTTAGAATAAGATATAAATTCCCTTCTTTTAACTTAAGCTCATCTAAATACTTATCTAAATCAAGATCGGAAAGAAACTTTATTCTAAAATCATCAAAATCATCCATTAGCCCACTCCACAGGAAAAGAACCCTCAGCCCAAATAAACCCATGCCTGTTGCACCAATCAGCATAAGAGGTTTTTGATTTTAAAGATATTTTGTTGTCTGCACGAACAAAAATAAATCTAATATCCAGGTCAGGCCACTGATCTTTAATTAACAGGTGCTTTACTCTGTCATTAGTTGTAAGCCTACCTTTAGTTTCAATGTAGATTTTAAACTCTGGTAAATAAAAGTCTGGGGTGTAGCTTCTAATTTTTGGAGCAAATTGAAATGTTGCCTTCTCATACTCAAAATTAATATTTTTCTTACCTAAGTCTGCAGCAAGCTTAATTTCAAATTTTGATCTGTAGGGTAGTCTATATGATGACTTCATGGGGTTTTCCCTTCTTCGCAAATTCATGTATAGCATCTATTGCGTGCCTTTGATATTCTTCAGAATCATCATAATTAACCATTTCGTAGAATTTATCCATTAAAATAATCACAATACCACCTTGTCTTAATATTATATTGATAGTCTCACAAGATTCGTCAAGACGTTCCATACCTTTTATAAAATCCATATTCTCATTGAGAGTTCTTTTCAAATAAAAAGGTATGCCAAACTCACTTTCTCTTAATTCCCTAATTATATCTCCTCCTCCTAAGTGAGCAACATTGTCTGGATAAGCATAATAAACATTTTTATTTTCCTTATATTCAGACATAGCTAAACTGTAGGCTTTAAGTATGGGCATTTTTTACAGATTTTGTATACCAAACATACGGAGGGTTTTTAGCCCTAGAGGTGTGCTTAGGCAAGTATTTTGCTTTGGGCCAACAATTATGCCTAAAACCACAGAACGAACATTCTTTAGGTAGGAGTTTATTACCTGTAGGCTCTCCTGCCATAATCTCATCTGTAGGTTTAAATTGCTTCTCTACCCTTTTAGTTTTCTTTAGCCTGCGAACATTCTCAGTAGCAGCTTCTAAGGCTTCCTTTTTCTCTTGTGCCTGAGCAGCAGGAGCCTCACAAACAGTCATTTCTCCAGAAGATTTATCTACTACAATCCAACCACCAAAAGGTTTATCTTCTCCTTTTGCGTAGGCAAAACCTTGTACGATATAACCAAAAGGATCATCTTCTTTTACTTTTCGGTATCCACCAAATTCCCCAAACTTATTTTGGAAGGCGTAGGGACTTGCAGATTTAATATCATAAACCTTTCCGTCTATGATAATATCTAAAGTTCCATTTATATCTGTATCATCTAGATTTATAGTCGTAGGTTTTTGTTCATCTTCTACACTAATTCCAGATGCTTTTATTATAGCCACTAAAGCAGACTCAACCAAGTCTCCTAATAGAAAGCGTAAGATAGCATTGTAGCTAAAAGCCTGTTCAATACCTAATTGTTCAGATTGTTGCTGACATAATGGTTTCCCAAGCCCAGATAGACGTAGGTGATACTCTCTAGGCTCTCTAGAAAATTGCTTTTCTAAGGCTTTACCACATGCTTCTTTAAAATCTTCAACTAAAGAGGAAGGCATTTCTGCCTCCCCCTTGTTGGCTTTATTCAAGAAATCTTGTACAAATACTTGAATATTGCTCATTTATGCCTCGACAGCAGCTTCTAGGTCGATGGCATCAACACTGTCACCATTATTCGCTTCAGTGTGCTCATCTGATACTCGGAGATTATAGGAATTTATCCTGTCTGCAAAGGCTTTTAACAGCTCTTTATCATCTTTGGATAAATCCACAGTATCAGAAATAGTCATATTAGTAGAATAGTAAATTGTTGCACCATTCTTATGGCGTATAGAGTGCATCTTTGCTACAACATTCCACGTAAGTAGATTTTTCTTATCTACGTCTCTGAAATACTGAGCAATAGATGTATAGCTTGCACCCTTACCATAAAATACTACTGGTACATTCTCTACTGGTTTATCTTCACCACTTGCAGTCTTTCCGTCTGCTACGGAAACTACTCCGTATAAGACTTGATTACATTTAACAAGTGAAGAAGCAGCAGCTTCTGGGCTATCTGTACCTAATTCAGTGATTTCTGCTCTGGTCAGTTTACCACATTTGTAGCCACCATCACTGTCTGGAAACAGATCGTTAAGTTTGGCTTGTTGTGTGGTACGAACAGAATAAGAACCCTGTTCATTATCCCATAGGCTATACATAAACCTTCTGATGAAAACCCTAAAGGTTACTTCTTTACCAAATACCTTCTCCTTAGTCTCAGGATTGTATAAGGCAAAATGTCCTCTAGGCAAAGAATTGCCTTCGTCATCTTCAGGTGAATGATTGATTGACAATCTAGATAGGCTGTCTCCAGAGGACTTTATATCCTCTCTTTGCCCTAGCAATTCTGCCAATTCATCTACAGACACTTTATCCAGATTATCTGGAATTACGAGGTCTGTTGTTCCGTTTGCTGATAGTTGGGTCATGTTTTACTCCTTTTGAGTTGACTTACTACTATTATAGACTGGATATTCAAGTAATGCAAGCATTAATTTGAAAAAATTTCTTTTGTATCCAACCAGTTACTCCCTATCTTAATTTCAATGCCTACTGGCATATCGTATTCTATTCCCCATCTTTTCTTGGCCTGCTGGGGTATGGAAAGCATACATTCTTTGACAGTTTCAATTACTTGATCCTCTTCACCAGGATGTACATCCACTACTATACTATCGTGTACTGTGTTACAAAGCAAGGATTTAAGATTTTTATCTTTAAATGCTTTTGAGGTCTCTACAAGAGCAGAAGGAAGTAAATCTGCTGTAGCAAAACCCTGTACAGGATAATTCTTTACGCTAGTACCATGTGTAATGCCTCTAGCTGTTCTTCTTACATAGGGAAATCTGTATTCCCTACCTGACGGAAGGCTCACAACCTTATATTTCAAAGCTTCCTGAGCCAACCTTACGTGCCATTCTCCTATCTGAGGGTATATATCTGTAAACCCTAGATAGTATCTGTGTATATGTTCAGGCAATCCCATTCCTGTAGCCCCATATAAAGGGGCAAATGTATGGGCTTTTGCATTTTGCCTTTCTTCTATTGTTATGTCATCTTTTTCTTTACCTGTGATAATCGTAGCAGTTAAATTATGTACGTCTACCCCTCCCTTGACATTTTCGTAAACATGCTTATCTTTACTTAAATATCCTGCTACTCTATATTCTAATTGAGCATAATCCCCTTCAAGAATTTGCCCCCCTTCAAATCGAGAAACAACTGCTCTACGAACTGGGAATGTTTTACCTCTAGGCATGTTCTGAAAATTAGGACTCCTAGAAGACAAACGCCCAGTACTTGTTACACACTGCATAAACTGTGGATGTATACGATCTGAATAATCTAAATTCTTTTCTATTCCTTCTACAAAAGTTTTTAAATAAGTTTTTATTGCATTGTATCTTAGATAACGTTTTACAAAAAGAGCAGACTCTTCATTCCCTCTTTCCCTATGTAATGAAAGAGCTTCTGCATCTGTTTTAAATCCTTGAGTACTGCAAGACATAACACTAATAGGACTTAATTTAAATCCTGCTACATGGGAGGTGTGCTGATACCTGATACCAACGCCAGTACAGGGTTTGCATATATACCTAGCCTTGCCCCAAGTGCCATCTTTTCTTTTCCGAGACACTCGGCCATATCCACTACATATATCACACCTTCTAGCCTCTGTTTTGTACTGAATCATGACATTACTTGCAACTGCCCTTTTAAACTGCCCTGCAGACATAGAAGTTCTACGTTTTGGTTTCCTTGTATTTCCTCTTACTTCATACCCTAAATTAAATATTCTAGCCCATGTCTTTTTATTCTTAACACCTCTTGAAAAAAATAATTTAGACCTATCCTCTGGGCTTGCTAAATTAATAGGGGTATCTCCCATAACTCTTTTGATTTCTTCATTGAGAAATTTTTCTAATTCATTAGCCTCTGCAGTATACTCTTGCTTAACAGCTTCTAAAGATTGGCGATTAATCTTAATTCCATTCTTTTCCATTTCTGCTAAAACTCTAGTTACCTCAAAAGACAGGTACAATGTAGGCTGCAATTTGCTCAATGCTCTTTCCTTCTTGTTTTGCCTGACTTTGAGCTACCTCATAAGTAGCCTGTACATCAGCTATTCCATATTCTTCAACTATATTTGCTGGGATCATATCAAACCCATAATCATCTTGCAAGTACTTTTCTAAAATATCTTTTCTTTTTTTTGTAGTCGTCTGGTGTCTGCGACAACACTCTTCTAAACTAAGAGGAACCTTAACTCCTCTAGCCCAAATATAATCAAACACCATAGTATCATATACTGCTCCGTCATAAATAAACCCTGCAGCAAATAACCACTGTAAATCAAACTTAATGTTATGTCCTAAAAGAACGTCTGTTCTATCTAGGGCTTCTTGAACTATTTTTTTATTATTCTCAGTAGGTGGTCTATCTGCATGATAAAACCATACATATTGAACAGGCCCATCATCTTCTTTAAAGCCTACGGATACTAATTGATTGCCGTCTACATAAGGAGAAGGATCGGAGCCCCCATTATGCTTCACTGAGGTAGTCTCTACATCCAATGTTAAAATCATTCGTAATACCTCCCTGTAAGTTTATCTAATTCACAAACAACATGACCATGCCAGCCAGTAATTTTATTCTTGGATACACACAGGAATCTTGTATCATCATCTTCACCTGGATTTTTTCCTATGCCTATAATAATATCAGCCTCTCCTGCCTTTCCAGTCTTAGAGCCATCCAGCATAGCGAAATCTAAGAACTGCCTATTGTGGGCATCATAACTCGCTTGAGATACAGCCCATACCATACAGGAATTTCTTTTAGCTATTTCTCTAGCATTTACATACAGCTCTTTAAGTCTTTCGTCTCCTCGACCAAACTCACCATTAACCTTAACCTTATCTAACTGATCTATAAACAACAAATCAACTTTATTTAATTTGGTAAACTGATCTACCTCTGATATTTCCGAACCTACGGAATCCATAATAAATAACTTTTCTTTAATATCTCTCTTATATACCTCTTTCATTTCCTCAATGCTCTTTTCATAGTTATCTTTATGGACATTGAAGTAGGCAGTTAGTATTCTTGTTTTCATTCTTCTGGCTGTTTCTTCATTCATAATGTAGCCTACAGTGTGTCCCCTGCGTATGGCTTCTGCAGTTAGGAAAGCACAGAAAGAAGACTTACCACTTTCAGGGCGAGCAAAAATTATCCCTAGATTACCTCTATAAGTTCCTGCAACTTCGTCTTGTAAGGTTGTTAGGGGGAAAGGAAAATCAGGGTCTTCCTCAAACTCTAAAAATAGAGTCTCTACATCTGTCTCTTCTCTCTGCATTGAAAGAATACCAGTAGCAGAATCCTGATTAATTATCTGGTCTACCATTTGTCTCAGATCACCAAAATTGGTAGATTCACCATTCCATATATCTATTGCTGTTTCGCCTACTTTTCTTGCCATTTCTCTACGCCAAAACTCCGTCAAGGTATCCATTACAAATTTAGGATCACCATCTACTTTATCTGGTATGCTTTTTATAGCTTCCTCTACAGAATCTCTGGTAGAGTCTGGCATGGCAGGATATAAATTCCTATGTACGAGAAAGAGATTATCTTTAGATAGGTCTCCCTCATACTTTGTGTGGTAGTGCACCACTGCGTCAAAGATAGTTTTATATTTTTTATCGAACATATCTTTGGTAATTAAGGCTTTTGCCTTATCAAAGTTCTCTCTGCTTAAAAGCAGTGCTATTATTTGTGGCTCCATGTTTTTCTCCTAAAAAGGTTAGAGCATTATATTATCATTTAAGTATGGAGTCAAGCTCCCATTTATTCGCCTTATGTCTTATGTCCTCTTTATCCTCTCTTATAACTTCGGTAGGATTTCCATCTTTATCTATTTTTTGTTGAACAATAGACATGTTCATACTAAAAGACCTTCTTTCCCCTTCTGAATAAAAGGGATATACCATATGAATTAAATCTGCTGGAAATACAAAAAAGTCTCCTACGCTAGGCTTAACAAGGAAAGTATGTGTATGCATTTTACCTGATGATCCATGTATAAATTCAGTATGTCCTTTACATGGATAATGGTCTTTATAATCTTCCTCCCACTCTTTATCTATTTCAGGAGGTAATTTTAAATATCCTATACAAGATAAATCACACTCCGTATGTATGTGTGCAGGATTGAACTCTCCAGCAAATTGCCGAACAATCCATGCTGATTTATAGTTTATAGAAAAACCAGTACCTACACTCATCTGTTTAAAGTGCCTACTTAATTCCGTAGTTACAAAATTGGCTACAATGGGATTAAAGGTTTCTAAATGCCTCTCCAATTCATCTGCTTCAATTAAAAATTCTTGTTTAAGCTTACCTACTAAACTATCCGAATGATCTAATTTTTCTGTCTTTTTTTCATCTTTGATAGTTTTGTTAACATACTTATTTAAAGAACGAACAAGCTTCATGGGCAGTCTGGCATGCATCATCATAGGGCCAAAAGGAAACAGTGGAGCTACTGCTCCTTCTGGCTGATTTGAAAAAGATGTGCCACCAGCCATTAGCCATTTCTCCATTTCGATATGGCACGATTTCCAAACCAAAATGACACGACAGCCGCAAAGATGGTTTGACTCTCAGTATCCCACGCATGTAAAATAGCAGGTAAAACTTCATCACCACCCTGTACAGCCATTATAACATAGGCAATTTTAACAAAAGCAAATAGGCTAAAGAACGCATAAGTTATGACTGGTCTTACAGATGCCTGTAATCCAGATACAAACTTAGATGTGTTTGATTTAGCCAAAGCTTCAGCATGGGCATATAAGCCCTTAACTTCTGCTATGTCTGCCTCAGCATCAATTTCCTTGAGTTTCAATTCGCTTAAAGCTGACGCATATTTTGCCTTAGCCTCAAGCATAAGTAACTCTTGTTTGTGAGCTTGTTTCTTTTCAAAAAATCCCAGAACGCTAGGTAAGAAACTTGTACCAAATCCTAGTAGGGAACCTAAAAGTGAAATCATGTTATATCTACAACTTCGCAGGCATCTGCAGTACATGCCAACTCTTGCATACCTGTAGTGTTGTCCTCTTTTTCATAGTTTGAAAGTAATGTCCAATCGACATTTTTTGGCATTTTTTTAGACAGCTCAATATATTCCTTATAACTTATCTCTTGATAAGGAGCCTGTTTATAAGTGTGTTCAGAATGTGGTAGAAATGAGACACCTGCTAAGTCCTTGAAATTATTGAATACCCAAGCACCCACATCAAACCATTCATCTTCTTTTACAGAAATGGTAACTGAGGGTTTATGCTCACACCAATTTTCTTGGTACGTTTTCCATGTCTCTAATTGAGTCACTGCATCTATATCGCTTCGTAAGGTAGCTTTGTTAGGAGACTTCATAGGAAAGGAAAATACCACAGTGCTATCTGGTTGCATGAGGTCATCTTCACAAGGTATCCCTTGATCTGTCATAAATTTTGTCAAGGGGTCTTTTTTATCTCCTCTTACTGTTCTTACATAATAGGCAGAATGTCTGGCATGAATACCAGAAGCTGAATTTACTAATTGGGAAACTGTTCCTGATGGTTTTACGCAGGTAATAGAAGTTGACTGCGGTATCCCTAACTGTTCTGACAAAGCTGAATTAGTATCTATCGCTACTTGCCTAAGTTGTTGTAAATCTTGAGCTTTTCCTAATTTAGGATTATCTAAAATGCCTGTCATAGAAACCCCTAGAAGTCTTTCCTCTTCAGTATTGTTTTGCCAGACCTTTCTTAGGTATTTAAAGTTAGTAAGAGTAGACTGAAACGTACCCAATATGGTAGCATCCTGAACTTTATCCTCTAACGTTTTGATTGTATCATCTTCTCTTACTACTACTTCTGTTAGGTTACAAAACTGGTATGGTCTTAGGATAATCTCAGAACAAGGATTTGTTCCAAAGTCATATTTAGTTTTACGTCTTCCATTCTTTTTTGCTTGCCTAACAGAAGCATCTCTACTGAAAATTCCTCTTTCTCCAGATTTAGAATTATACAGATTTAACCACTCCTTCATAAAAATCCCTATAGGTGGTGTATTTTTGTAACACACAGAGTTGTTAGCTAAGGCTCTCTGACTTTCGTTACTCCACCACTCTCCAGACTTGGCTAAAGCCATCTCTTGATCCTCAAGGTCAGATAAGCTTATTAGAGCCGATCTTCGTACTCCCCCTACTACCACTACTGAACCTATCTTGCACATGATGTCATGGCACTCTATGGGCTTTAAACGCCTACCTGACGATTTTTTAAAGATAGCCACTGTAAAGTTAAAAAGATCATCCAAAGGGTCAGGCCCAGAAGACCTTCCACCGAAAGTTTTCAACCTAGCCCCTGCTGGTCGCAGACGAGATAAATCCCACTGAGGTATCTGTCCTGTGTACAAAAGAGAGACTAATTCTTTGTACCCTTTAGCCCAGCCTTCCTTGGAGTCGGATACAATGATCTTGGTTTCGGTTTCGTTGAAGGACTCGCTCACTCTAGGCAATAATTCTGTGTACTTTCTCTCGACTGAGAAACCTACACCAGTACCACACATCAAAATGTACAGGCACTCATCAAATGCTCTTTGATTGTCAACTGGTAAATAGGAACAATTATATCCTGCTACATTACATCTATCCAGAGCCAAGCCAGCCGTCATCAATGCTCTCATAGAGGGCATAATCTCTAAATTAAGAACTCTTTGTTCTGTTCTTTTTCGTAAGGTAGGAGGCAGTTTATAATTACAGTTAGCTTCTAAATGAACTTCTATGTAATCAAAATATCTGCCTACTGTTTCTTCCCAAGTTTCTCTTCGCCCCTTGACTTCTTTCCACCTAGCATAACGTGACTGGTGGATAAACTTTTGGTAGTCTGTTGGTAACCCTTCCTGCATGATTAAACCCAGATAATTTCGTCAACTGGGACTGAAAGGTAATCCTCATGTAATCGTGATAACCTGTTGAATTTATTAACTATCTTGGCTTTAGAAACAGACTCCTTGGTCATAATTCCTGCTTGTGTTCTGCTAGTATTAAACACAACAAAAAATACGCTTCCATCCTTTTTTAGATATTTGGATTTTCTTCTGGGAATGTGCATGTCTCCCCATTGAAATTTCCCATCACCCCATCCATGTTTCGTCTCTACTTCAACGCTTAAATTGTGCTTCTCACAAATAAGATCAACATCATACCTACAAGGATTGTCATCCAAAACTGGCTCTTCATCCAAGTTTAAAATCTTCTTCAAAGCGGTAGGTAACAGTTTTCTTGCAGCTTTTCTTGTCTGAGGATCGTTGTCATCAAATAACTGTCTGTCAAATCTTTTTGTAGGGGCTGTATGGGGAGTGGTTTGATTCGTCATAGTATTTCCTTAATCTCTTCTAATTTCATATTCTTAATATCTTTTTCTAAGAGAACAAGGGAAGAAGGTACTACCAACCTTATATGTTTTGCCAATTCTATTGCTTTCTTAGAAGCATCTCTATCTAACGCTACTACTATTCTACTGTAAGATTTAAGAGTTGTCAAGTATTCATTTGGAAGATTTGTTCCCATGAGTGCAATTCCATGATGAACTTGAGAAACAGCACAAGCAGAAAAGCAATCCTCAACCAAAACGGCCTTAGTGCTGTCAGTTTTAGTGGGGCAAACAAAAGGATGTCGGCTTCTTGCATAACGAAACCATTTTGGTCTTTTGTCACTTTCCTTTAATTTCCTACCTACAGCATCTATCAATTTGTCACCATCTCTAACCATAAAGACAACCCTGTCTTGTCTAACATCATACTGTATGTCAGCTCTAGCTTCCTTGTAGGCTTCATAAGAATTTCTTTCAACAACCATAGCTAATGCTTCTCTGCTACGACCCAAAGGAACAAATCCACGAACATCAAGAGGGGTAGATAAAGGGGTGACTTTTTCATGTCTGGTGAAGCTCAATTCTTTTCTATCAGATATTTTTCCCTTCACATTACAGGAAGCAGAAAAACAAAAATATAAAATATTTCCATTTTCATTAGAGATAGAAAGAGTATTTTTATGATGACAAATAGGACAGTCATATCTCACAGCAACACCTTCGTTCTGCGGTGGTGGAGCTAACTGCAATATTAAATCTTTTATCATTGTGTCAATCTCTTTAAACTTGCCCATTTCTTTTGTCAATCTTTTTCTTTTTTCTTTGACTCTGCTTGCCTACGTACAGTCTAGTTGATGTCTTCTTTGTCTGTCCTGTATGGCTCAGTTTGCCTTTCCAATTCAAATCTTTCATCAGGTTCAATACTCCTTACAATAACTGGTGTTGCTTCTCCTACATATGCCCCAAGAACATTATACTCTAAGTAGTCAATAGCATCTCTCTCTGTCAAATTATCTTCTTTCATTAAAATTGTCAACATCTTTTCATAAGAATAAACATAAACGTCAGGCATGCCACAGCGATTGCCAATCCCTATGATAGCATCATCAAAATTATCCCATGTAATCATTCTCTAGCTCCGAAGTAATCTGTAGTCTAATTCTTAATCTCTTATTTAAACTGGTATGAACAAGTTGAATGTCAGCACTTGTCAGCAAGCAATAAATAACAAATATCAGATTAATCAGTATAGCTTTTCATTTATTGTTGTCAATCATATTTTCACCAAAAATAATTTTTTTTCTTCTTGCTTTTGAAAACGAACACCCTTAAAATAGAC